GTGGAAAAGATGACTCGTAGCTACGCTCAACGTGTTACCCCTGATGACTTCAAGCAGATTGGTAGGATTATGTCCGAGAATCTCGCTAGGGAGGTCCCTATCCTAAAGAGCTTTACGAAGTTCCTAGGACGACTCGGTCAAGACTTTCTTGAAGAGACTAAGGGTGGTAAGACAGGTAGTGTACCTTGGGTTACCTTTGATGGAAAGACCATTGAACAGGTGTTCGATCTCACCTTCGAGGAGAGAGTTACTTATAAAGATGCAAACGGCGAGTGGGTGACTAACATCATCCAGGTTAAACAGAGAACAGAACCAACCCTTCTGAACCAGCTGTTAGACCAAGACGGTAAGATAAGAGACATTGCTGACTCTAATCGTGCTGTTACTGCCTATGCTGTTAATGGAAACCACTCCAATGACGCGGTGATCGTTCGAAAGTTCCACGAATGGGGCAGAGAGAACGGCATCGAGACAGCTACGATTCATGATGCGTTCTTTACGAATATTGCAGACATGACCCGTGGCAAGGAGGCCCTTCGACGTATCTATGCGGAGATGGCAGAGACAAATCCCATTAAGAAGACCCTAGACGAAATGAAGAAAAGGGGCTTCCCAAGGGCAAAATACAAGGCATACCTAGATGAAGCAGAACGCCTTGGGATCATACCGGTCCCTGGAAAGAGCATTATCGGTGGTCGCCTGCTGACCGAGGAAGAACTCCTTAGGTCAAGTGATATTCTAGCTCCTGTCCCAGATAAATTCTGGAAGGATGATCGAGGATTTTATGGTATTGGTCCGTGACCGTTGCCAGAGTACAATAACAAATAGGATTGGGGCCGTGCCCCTATAATAGAAATGTCTGAAAAACAAGAACAACAACAAGAACTGACCCCTGAACAGATTACTGCAGAAGCCCTTAAGGCTGAACAGGAAGCTGCTGATAAGGACAAAAAGCCTACCCTTGACCCTACTGACCCTGCCGTGCAGGCGCTCATCGACGAACAGTTGAAAGAGATCAAGAAGAAGCTCGATGCCTCCTATGCTGTACGAGACGACGCACTCCGCAAGATTGCCGAGCGTGAAGCAAAGGAACAAGCAGATCTCAAGAAGAGACTGGAAGAAGAAGGTAAGTTTAAAGAACTAGCAGCTATGGAAGTTGCAGAAGAAAGAGCCAAGAGAGAGGTTGCTGAGAAACGAGTCGTTGAACTCACTCGCGATGTCGAACTTAAGAGTGCCCTTTCTACTCATCAATTCCGTAGTGACGCTGCTGCAGAGATGGCCTTTAAGACCATTGCAGAATCACTCGTTCAAAATGATGGCTCATGGATTCATCCTAGTGGTGCCAACATTAGAGACTACGTTATCGCATTCTCTCAGGACGAAAAGTATTCGTTTTTGTTCAAAGCTAAGACCAATAGCGGTGGTGACCTCGGGGCTAACCCCGGTGGAAAGCCGCCTACGGGTGACAAGTCGCTCTTTAGTATGTCCCAAGAAGAAGTCCTTAAACTGGCTGCTTCAGGGAAACTAGGACCGATTGGGCCTCAATTCTAACAACAACAAAGGATAATATAACATGGCAGGTTTTACCTCTACTCTGTCGGGCGCTACTCAGTACGTCCTGCAGTCTGCCCTGGCCGCGTACACGGACGAAGCATACACCAATGCTAAGAAGATTTCCAACACCGGCATCAAGGGTTCTGATCCCCAGATCGACACTAACACGGAAACGTTTGTCGGTCAAATGAGATGGTTCAAGCCTCTCACTCCTACTATCAACATCGCCTCGCTGACTGATGCGACTGAAGGTTCCAGAACGGACTTCAGCTCGGACTACGCTAAGTACATTAAGACTGTGCGTACTCATGGTGCCCGTAAGGTCAACATGCAAGAAGTCGTGTCGCAGAAGGATGGCCTCGCTAAGGTTGCCCGTGACTTCTCTGAGACTCGCGCTCAAGACGAACACGATGCCCTGCTGGCTGTTCTCCGTGGCGTGATGATCGCGGAAGCCCTTAACGGCGCTGCTTCGGCTGGCGGCGGTACTGGCCTCGGTGGTCAATCGTTTGATAACGACCCTACTGATAAGAAGTATGGTATGTATGTGGACCTCGGTGCTTCGCTGCCTGTGGTCGCTGCTTCTACTACTGTCCAAGGTGCTGCCAGAGCGGAAGGTTTCCTTCAAGCTATGGGCAAGGCCTTCAAGGACTACGAGCCGGAATTCATGTACTGCTTTGTCAGCCCTGAAGTCTATGCGTCGATTCGTTCGGCCAACCTCGTTGACCAAGACAGAGTGCGCGATGGCTCGATTGACCTCGAGACCATGTTCGGTGGTAAGTTCAGACTGTTCGTGACGCGTGCCTCCCAAGGTATCAGCTCGACTGTCAAGGGCTACATCAACGCTGGCGCTGGTGTGGACCTCGTTGGTACCAAGACTACGTTCCTGGTGAAGCCTGGTTCTATCGCTATGCCTATGCTGTCGGTGCCTAACCCCACTGCCATCGAGCGTAACGAAGCTGCCTACATGGGCGGTGGTACTACCGACATTTGGTATCGTTGGGGCTATGTGGTCCATCCTGCTGGTTACGACTGGGCGGGTGCTGAGACTGCATTCCCGAGCAATACTGCTCTTATCGGTGCTCCTACTGCTAACGTGGATTCCAACACTGTTGGCGCGTGGACTCGGAAGACCCAATCGGCCCTGAGCCTTGGTATTCTGCCTGTCTTCCACAGCTAATCCTGAGGAGGCGGCATGGCACTTGTCAAGGGAACTAATTCCTATGCGACGGTGGCCGAGGCCGACACCTACTTCGAGGATCGCGTTGGCTTCGCCGAATGGGACGAAGCTGACGACGAAGACAAAGCGCGCTACCTCGTTACCGCTAGTCAGCTCTTAGACGAAAAGTCTTGGGCTGGCTACATGGTAGACGAAGATCAAGCGATGGCATGGCCGCGTGTTGGTTCGTATTTCGACCCCAGGAGGGGAACCTCTGTGGCGTTCGAGAGCGATGAGATCCCTACTAGGGTTGTCACTGCTACATACGAACTAGCGAGACATCTATTGATTAACGGGGATGTATTGGATTCAACTAGCTCTGCTATAGACATCCAAGTAGATAGCATTAAGATCTCAAAGATCACTAGTGCTCCTGTCATCCCTTCTACTATCAATAGGCTCATTCGTCCGCTCCTCATGAATCAAGGGTCTAACCTTTGGTGGAGGGCTAACTAATGGGCTTCAAGAACCTCGTCAATAAGCAGGTTGCATTGGCTTTTAAAGCTATCGGTGATCTAGCCGAAGATGTCATACTGGTAAGGGCTAAAAAGCTCGGAGAGTATGACTTCTCATTGATGGACGCTGGTCCAGACTCTACACAAACTGTTACTGTCAAGGGTGTCCTTACACAAAGAAAACGTAAGGAAGGCTCACAGACTCGAGAGGCAACTCTCCTACTGCCCTCGGATGACCTCCATACGTGGAGTGACTTCGATAAGGCTCGAGCAGGTAGTGTAGAATGGCGTGTCCTTAGCCATACGGATAATGGATATACGGTTAAACTAGAACTTAGCAGGAGTGTGTAACTATGAGTAAACATACTGCTGCTCTCGCTGCTGTCTACCTTTTACTGGACTCGCAAGCTTGGAAAGACGAAAGCATCACTGCGATGCCTCCTAACTTCCAGGGCAGCCTAGAGACTGAAGGTGAGTACATACGTGTAAGCGTTTTGAATTCCCGTCCAAAACCCCATTATGGTGCAATCAATGTCCTCGGTGGCATGGTAATGATCGATATCTTTATCCCTCAAGGGTCTGGTATCCATAGAACCCATGAGATCGCAGATATCCTCGACTCGCTGTTCCAGGCTAAATGGAGCAATGAGGTTCAGTTCGGAGCGAGCGCGCTTCAACAGCTCGGAAGAGATACAGCCAATACAGGCCTCCACAGAGCAATCTACTCAATACCGTTTACTTACTACGGAGAATAATAACAAATGGCACACATTTCCTCGATCGGCGCGGGTCTCTTTTCGGACATCGCCGTCGCTACTGTCACGGTGACTTCGACTCACCAAGACTATTCCACTAAGGCTGAATTCGACGCACTGTTTGACACTGCGGCTGAGTTCAATAGAATCCTTAATATCCGCGAATTCCCTGCAATGGGTACTCCGCCTAACATCGTGAACGTTCCTGTTTACGGTCAGCGTCAGTCCCAGCAGATCCAAGGTCAGTCTGACGCTCCTAACATGGAAGTCACGCTGAACTACGTTCCTAGCCTCTGGGCCGATGGTACGACCCTTGGTGACTACGTGGGTGACGGCCTCCTGAAGGTCTTCCGCTTTGCTCTCCTGAACTCGGAGCCGGTGTCGGTGCTGACGGCTAACGCCTATGCATCTTCGGCCCTGGGCCTCGGCGTGACGCAGAACAGCTACTGGTACTTTATCGGTAAGCTGGAAGCCATGTTGGTTAACCCCCAACTGACGGATGCCAACACTGCTACCCTGACTATCTCGGTGCAGTCGGACTTCTACGGCGCTTACACGACTTAATTGTCGAC